AACTTATAGAAATTGAATATGTCTCTCCGTTAGCCAAAGCGCAAAAGACCCAGGAGCTTTCGTCTATTATGAGAGGAATAGAAATATTTGGTTCAATGCAGAATGTCGCTCCGGTATTTGATTACATTGATATTGATGGATTAGTCGATCACGTTAAGGATGTGCTTGGCTTGCCAGCTAAAATTATGAGATCCAAAGCCGAAGTTCAAGTTATTCAACAACAGAAACAACAACAGCAAATGGAACAACAACAACTTCAACAAGCTCAACAAATCGCCGAATCCGCAGGAAAAATTGCTCCTGCTTTAAAGGCGGTCCAGGGTGGATAAAAACGATTTAAAGCAATTAAACATTGCTTACAAACAAGTTTTCAATTCCGATAATGGTAAAAAAGTATTGGAGGATTTGGAAAAGAGATGCAGCTATCATACGACTACGCATATTAAAGGCGATAGCCACGAGTCTGCATACCTAGAAGGAGCAAGATCCGTGGTCTTGTTTATTAAAAATATGCTCACTAAACGATTGGAGGAAAAATGAGTAGTGAAAATCAAGAGGTAGCAACACCTGTAGCTCAACCAGAGCAACAAAATTCGGTGTTGTCTGGAGACCCTAAAACAGAGACTCCAGAAGTAAATGTCGACTGGAAACAAAATATTCCAGAAGATATAAGAGCTGACAAATCTTTAGAAAGTATTAAAGATGTTGGATCATTAGCAAAAAGCTATATCCACGCACAAAAATTAGTAGGTGCAGATAAGATCCCAGTTCCCAACAAATATGCAACCGATGATGATTGGTCTGCGGTTTATGAAAAACTAGGCAGACCCAAAACTCCGGGAGAATATAAATATGATATTCCGGAAAATGCTAATGTCGATAAAGCATCATTAAATAATTTTTCAGACCAGGCGCATAAGCTAGGATTACTTCCTAATCAAGCAAATGGTATGGTTAAATTTTATAATGAAATGGTATCGCAAGGTGTGAAGGATGCAGATACAAAAGCCTTAGCTTTAAGAGAAAGTGGAACCAAGGAATTAAAACAGGAATGGGGACAGGCGTATGATAGTAAACTATCAAAAGCTGGACATCTTGCAAAATCAGTTGTTGATAAACAATTATTATCAGCACCAATGGCGGATGGAACTATGTTAGGAGACCATCCCCTTATGATTAGAGCTTTTGCTGCATTGGCGGATAAAATGGGAGAAGATAATATTGTTCAAGCATCGGGTCCCGCTTATCTAACTCCTGCACAGCTTGATAAACAAATTCGTGAATTACAGCAACCCGGTTCGGCGTATTGGGATAAACACCATCCGAATCACGATGCTGCCGTACAGGAAGTGCAAACCTTAATTAAAAAAAAGAATAATGAAGAGGTTGTTTAAAGATTTTGCTTTACGAGATAAGAAAAATCAAGTATAGCAAATATAACTAGGATAATCGTAAGACCCTAGTTGACATTAGGAAAGACTAACATCCAAGGGATGTAAAACCCAGGAAGATCCTTTAGGGATAATCAACCGAAAATTCGTTTAACAACTAACATAAGGAGATTTGATTATGTCAAGTCAAATTACTACTAGTTTTGTTGAACAGTATTCGGCAAACGTGTCGTTACTGGCACAACAAACAGGCTCGAAGTTACGAAGCGCTGTAGATGTAGAATCTGTTAGAGGTAAAAACGCTTTCTTCGATCAAGTCGGAGTTACAGCTGCTCAATTAAGAACGAGTAGACACGGCGATACACCTCAAATAGACACTCCACATTCAAGACGTAGAGTATCTTTGGCAACTTATGAGTGGGGAGATTTAGTAGACGATCCGGATAAAGTTCGTATGCTAATTGATCCAACTAGCACATACGCAAAAGCGGCTGCTGCTGCAATGAATAGATCGATTGATGATGTTATCATCACGGCTATGAATGCTTCAGCTGACACAGGCGTAGCTGGTGGAACTTCAACTGCTCTACCAAGCACACAAAAGACTGCGACATCGGACCAATCAGACGGTTTGAGTGTTGCAAAACTTCGAAGTGCTAAATACATCTTGGATAACAATGATGTAGATCCCAGCCTAAAAAGATATTTAGTCTGTGGTCCAAAACAAATACAAGACTTACTTGCAATCACGGAAGTGACTTCAAGTGATTATGCTGTTGTGAAAGCATTAGCGACAGGAACTGTAAATAGTTTTCTTGGGTTTGAATTTATAATGTCAACACGACTTAATCTTGATGCTACATATACAACTGATAGATTAGTTTTTGCATTTACAGAAGATGCAATTAAACTAGCAATCGGTAAAGATGTGTCAGCAAAAATTTCAGAACGTGCCGACAAATCATACAGTACACAAGTGTACTATTCTATGGATTTGGGAGCTACGAGAATGGAAGAAGAAAAAGTTGTACAAATACCTTGTAACGAGTAATAGGAATAGGAGATAAAATAATATGGGAACAAAAAACTCAGATCTAGTAGCAAATTTTGAAGCTACACCTCAAGTTCTTAACAACTCTGCGCTTTTACACGGAGTAGTTCGTGTGGCACAAGGTACAATAGAACTTGCAGCAGGCGATAGTAACGATAACGATATTGTTATGTTAGCACCGATCCCAAGCAATGCTACGATCTCAAATATATATATTGGATCAGACACATTCGGGGGTTCGTGTACTTTCAATGTTGGAATTTATACATCCGCTGGCGCAGTCAAAGACGAAGATTATTACGCAACCGCGGTAGCTGATGCTGCCGGGATGACGGATGTTCGTTTTGAAGTTGCTGCCATCGATACTGCTGGAACACAACTGTATGCGTCTGCTGGCGACAGCACGGATCCAGGAGGTTTCTACTATATTGCGGCTACTATGCACGCAGAAGGTGGAACTGCTGGTACGATGTCGTTTAACATTCTGTACACAGTAAACTAGTAAAAAATAATTATAGGCGGAGCAATCCGCCTATAACTTAAAAATTTTAAAGGAATAAAATGGCATCAGTCGTTCAAATTTGTAATTCGGCATTAAATCAATTAGGAGCAAGTTCAATAACCGCGCTAACAGATAATTCAAAAAATGCCAGACTTTGCAATGAACGATATACAACTGTAAGAGATGCAGTATTCAGATCACATCCCTGGAATTGTTTAGTTAAACGTCAAACTTTAGCAGCTGATACTGCTACTCCCGATTGGGGATTTACTTATCAATTTACTTTACCTGCCGACTGTCTGCGGGTTTTGGGTATCGATTCCTACGACAGCAATCACAAAATTGAAGGAAGAAAAGTTTTAATCAGTTCATCGGCGGTTAAACTTATTTATATTTCACAAGTAACCGATCCTAACGAAATGGATGTTTTATTAAGAGAAACAATTTCAGCTGCGTTAGCCGCGGATATGGTTTATTCCATAACTGCTAATCCTCAAATGGCTAAACTTTTTCACGAAAAATACTTATCAAAAATATCCGAAGCAAGACATACTGACGCTGGAGAAGGTTATAATACCGATCCAACGGTGGCTCCAACAGATCAAATTGTAACGGAAGATTTTATCAAAAGTAGAATTTAATAAATATGGGAAAACAACTTTTATCAGTCCCTAGCTTTACGGCTGGGGAGCTGTCTCCACGTATGGAAGGCAGAACAGACTACGCAAAATATTTTAATGGGATGACTAGGTGCGAAAACTTTGTGGTTATGCCACACGGACCCGTAACTAGACGACCAGGCACGTATCACGTTGCGGAAGTTAAAACAAGTTCTTTAAAAACAAGACTCGTTCCTTTTGAATTTTCAACAACCCAAACTTATATTCTGGAATTTGGCAATTTATATATAAGATTTTTTAAAGATAATGGTCAAATCACAGAAGGCGATAAAACCATAACCGGTATTACTTCAGCCGATCCGGCTGTGGTTACTTCTTCTTCTCACGGCTATTCCAATGGAGACTTTGTTATTATTACCAGCGTTGTTGGTATGACACAGGTTAATAATAAAACTTTCAAAGTTGCAGATAAAACAACCAATACTTTTGAACTGCAAGATGTCGATGGAAACGACATTGATTCATCCGGTTATACCTCTTATTCATCAGCCGGAACCGCAAATAAAATTTATCAGATCACAACCAGCTATACCACGGCGCAACTTTTTGACTTAAAATTTGCTCAATCCGCAGACACAATGTATGTCTGCCACAATTCCCACGAAGTTTCAAAGTTAGAAAGAACTGGTCATACCAGTTGGACAATATCCGAAGTCGATTTTGCAGAAACCGGTCCCTATATGGATGCTAACACAACTGCTACTACTTTAACCCCAGCCTCTTCTGGAACTGGAACTGGCGTTAATATTACAGCATCTGCCATAACAGGAATTAATGGTGGTGTTGGCTGGGCGACAACAGACGTTGGAAGAATTTTAAAATTTAATAGTGGCGAAGCAAAAATTACATCTCGTACCAATACGACAGTAGTTGTTTGTACTATTACAAAAGCATTCACGAATACAGATGCAACAGCTGCGTTTTCATTAGGTTCCTTTTCAGACACCACGGGACACCCTTCGAGCGTTTCCTTTTTTGAACAGCGATTAGTTTTTGCAGCAACATCCGATCAACCTCAAACTTTATTTTTTTCAAAGTCTGGGGATTATGAAAATATGACATCCGGAACGAATGCTGCGGATGCTATGGTTTATACCATTGCTTCAAACCAGGTTAATGTCATTAAATCTTTAAAGGCAACACGAACTTTACTTGTAATGACGACAGGGGGAGAATATGCGGTATCTTCGGGTTCATCACAAGACGCTATTACTCCAACCAATATTAATATTAGAAAACAATCTAGTTATGGAAGTGCAGGAGTCGATGCGCTGTCGATTGGTAATGCCACCATTTTTCTTCAGAGAGCGAAGAGAAAAATAAGAGAGCTAGCATATAATTTCGACACGGATGGTTATCAAGCTCCAGATATGACCATTTTATCGGAACATATATCGGACTCTGGTATTACTCAAATGGATTACCAACAGGAGCCGTATTCAGTAGTCTGGTGCGTCAGAACCGATGGAGTGCTAGCCGGTATGACGTACAATCGATTGCAGAATGTTGTAGCCTGGCATCGACATATTTTTGGAGGAAAGTCTGATACTACAAAAAATATTATACAGCAACAAATCAGCTTTACTTCCAATACTACCATTGTCAATACCACGAATAATACGATTACGCTTTCTTCTCACGGGTTATCCACGGGAGATCCCGTTTATTATTATGCGGGTTCCAATTTAATTGGTGGACTGAATAATTCAAATCTTTACTATACGATTGCATCGGATAGCAATACCATCAAACTTGCAACGACTTCTTCCAATGCCACAGCGGGAACAGCTATTAGTTTTACTTCCGCTCCTAGTTCCGACACGACTCAATATATCTATCAAGGAATTAATATTCAAACCGATATAATTTATTCTTCGGCACACGGATTTAAAACGGGAGATAAAGTTTATTATGATAATACCGGAACATCTATTACCGGATTATCAGAAAATACAAAATACAATGTGGGTAAAGTGGATGACAACCAATTTCAACTTTATGCCAAGGAAGATCTACTAACTCCCGTTAATTTAACTGCGGCTCATACTTCAGAACAAACGGATAATATTTTAGAACACGCAATAGTCGAAAGTGTAGCTGTGATTAATGGCGATGCAGACGAAGATCAAGTCTGGGTTATTGTTAAACGATGGATTAATGGAGCAGTTAGACGATACGTTGAATATTTTACTCCCTTTGATTTCAGTAGAGACTTGACTTCCTTTCATTATGTAGATTCTGGATTAAGCTATGATGGAGACGCAACAACCAGCATAACGGGTCTCGATCATCTGGAAGGCGAAACGGTTGCTGTCGTTGGAGATGGAGCTGCACAAGTTGATAAGACGATTGCAAGCGGAGCTATTACCATTGCTACTGCATCCGAGGAGGCAAGAGTTGGATTATTGTATTCATCAGATCTACAAACAATGAGACTGGATGAAGGCTATACTGAAACAACTCAAACCAAAACCAAGCGTGTCTATGATTTATCAGTTCGTTTTCACGATACGGTCGGAGCAAGCGTTGGACCCGGCATTGATGATTTAACCGCGATTGATTTTAGAGACAGTTCAGCAAGTATGAATTTACCTATCCCTTTATTTACCGGAGATAAATTTATTGAATTTGATTCTGATTATGGAACCGAAGGGTTGGTTTATGTTCAACAACCCCAAGCCTTACCGATGACTATACTAGGAATTTATCCTAGATTGGAGACAGAAAGTGTCGGTTAAAATTGTAC